AACCAAAAAAAAATTAGACTCTGTGTCTCCAAGTTTGTGTCTAGCAAAATGGCAACAGGTCACTGTGCATTTGCAAAATGGACATACACACAGTTGTCATCATCCACAAACACACAAAGTACCACTGGAAGAACTGGAAAAAAATCCCAGTGCTTTGCATAACACAACTTACAAAAAGTTTCAAAGAAAATTAATGTTGGAAGGCAAACGACCTGACGAATGTGATTACTGTTGGAAGGTAGAAGACACCAAAGGTGATCACTACAGTGACAGAATCAAAAAAAGCAGTAACAGTACTTGGGCCATGCCTTATTTTGATCAAGTGGTCAATGCTGATTGGAATGCCAATGTGACACCAGCACAGGTAGAAGTGAGTTTTGGTAATGTGTGCAACATGAAATGTGTGTATTGCTCACCGGTGTTCAGCAGTGAATGGTGGAGTGAAATCAAACATCAAGGTGCATATCCCACAAGTGACAGATACAACAATTTGGAATGGATAGAACAATCCAATAGAACTCCTTATCTCAATAGAGAACACAATCCTTATGTGGAAGCATGGTGGAAGTGGTGGCCTGAAATCAAAAGTCAATTGCGAACTTTGAGAATCACAGGAGGTGAACCATTGCTAAACAAAAACACTTTTAAACTGTTGGATGAATTAGACACAGAACCACAACCGGCAATGAATTTGGAAATCAATACCAATCTGTCAGTGGACACAGCAACAGTGAGTAAAACACTGGATCAAATTGCTGATTTAAAATTGACCAAATCCATCAACAATGCTGTGATACATACCAGTTGTGATTGTGCAGGAGAACAGGCAGAATACATACGTGAAGGAATGCAGTATGATCAGTGGTTATCGCACTGCAAAATGGTGCTTAAACGTGGCATATCCTTGCATATAATGGTCACAGCCAATATGTTGAGCATAGATACCATGATTGACTTAATGACGGCTGTATACCGCTTAAAACAAGAATATAAGGGGGTTACATACGGGGTCAGTATACTGCATAGTCCTAAGTTTTTAAATGTGTTAAATTTGCCAAAAACACAGTATTGGCAAGACAAATTCACAGAACTTTTTGACTTTGTGAAAGCACAACAGACCACTGATGTAAATGAATTCAATTACATTGACAGACTGTGCAAGTATTTTGCACAAAACAGCTTAGAACAAAAAGAACAGATAAAATTAACACAAGATGCTAAAACTTTTATCAAAGAAATTGACCGTAGACGTAATAAAAATTTTACTAATACATTTCCTAATTATAACTTTCTAACAACTTAACACATCATATTAAATTTAACGCATACAATTAAATATTTTTATGCGTGACGAATACACATCGGCTTTTTACAAAGTTGTCAAACAAACACAAAGCAGATACGGATATGACTTGCCTTTTGACATAGAAGTATATGTGGTCATGTTGCTGTCATCTCATGTGGACAAAAAAGATTTTTTACCACATGATAGTTTTGCTGAAAGTTATATGAAGTTGAAAGGTATCAAAGCCAAAGAATTAGGTGACACATGTTTGTTTACTGTGGGTGTGTTTCCTGAATATGGAAAAAGAAAAGGATTAACACAAGAGTATTTTTCCAACATAGGAAGATCAAGTTACGATATAGCCACATCATATTTAGATGACAAACTGTTTTCAGATTTAAGAGATCATTTTAAATTTCTTTCCAAATTTATCAATGTTTGTGTTACTAATGAAAAACAATTTGGTACTTCATTGTTTTTAGCAAACCATTAAATACGTACATAAATACAATTATGCAAAGAAAAAGCCTTGACGGAAATCTAACAAAAAGAGCTTATGCTAAAACGGCATATTCAGAAAAAAAATTGCTTGATCTGAAAAAATGTGCTGACAAAGATACTGGCTATCTCTATTTTATGAAAAATTTTATGTGGATTCAACATCCTACCAAAGGTAGAATGAAATTTGATCCATATCCTTTCCAGGAGAAATTACTTGAAACTTACAATAATAATAGATTTGCTATTGCCATGTGTGCAAGACAAACAGGTAAAACAACCTGTGCGGCTGGATTTCTATTATGGTATGCAATGTTTAATCCAGATGTTTTGATTCTAATTGCGGCACACAAATATCAAGGTGCTCAAGATATCATGCAACGTGTGAGATTTGCGTATGAAGAAAGTCCAGATTACATTCGTTGTGGTGTGACCAGTTACAACAAAGGGTCAATGGATTTTGACAATGGTTCAAGAATTATAGCACAGACTACAACTGAAACAACAGGTAGAGGTATGAGTATATCTTTAGTGTACATGGATGAGTTTGCGTTTGTGGAACCACAAACCAAAGCACAAGAGTTTTGGACTTCCTTGTCACCTACATTGTCAACAGGTGGTAAATGTATTATCACGTCAACACCAAACAATGATGATGATGTGTTTGCAGGTTTATGGAGAGGTGCAAACAAAAGAGTTGATGAATTTGGTCAACCCACAAGAGATGGCACAGGTATAAATGGTTTTAGATCAATAGGTGTACACTGGTCAGAACATCCAGACAGAGATGAAAAATGGGCCAAAGACGAACAAGCAAGAATAGGTGAAGAAAGATTCAAACGTGAACACGAATGTGAATTTATTGTGTTTGATGAAACCTTAATTGATTCAATGAAACTGATCACATTGGCTGGTAAAGATCCTTTGAGAAAAACTGGTCAAGTTAGATGGTATGAAAAGATCAAAAAAGGAAACACTTATGTGGCGGCACTTGATCCAAGTTTGGGTACAGGTGGTGATTATTCAGCAATAGAAGTTTACAGTTTACCAGAATTCAAACAAGTAGCAGAATGGCAACATAATAAAACTTCAGTGCAAGGACAAGTGAGAACATTATATTCAATATTAAAAGAAATTGATCTTGAATTAAAAGAACAAGGGCAACCGGCTCCAGAAATATACTGGACCATTGAAAACAACACACTTGGTGAAGCGGCCATTGTTGCAGTTGAAGAAATGGATGAATCAAAGTTTCCAGGATTTTTTATACATGAACCTAGACGTGCTGGACAACAGAGAAGAGACAAACACAAAAGAAAAGGTTTTAACACCACACATAAATCTAAAATATCAGCCTGCTCAAAATTAAAATACTGGATTGAATCTGATAAGGTAACTTTAAACAGTAGAAATTTAATTAGAGAACTAAAAGTTTTTGTTGCTAGAGGAAATAGTTACTCTGCAAAATTAGGCGAAAATGATGATTTAGTATCAGCAAGTTTGCTGTGTGGCAGAATTGTTGATTATCTAACTAAATTTGATCCTATATTTGAGAAAAGTTTAGGTGATAAATTAGATGATGATGATGGCTCAGTAGCACCGATGCCTATGATTATCTAAAAAGAATAAATAATAGTATGGCAGTAGATTACAATACAGTATCTGAAAAATTGTTTAAAGTACTCAAAGGGCACGGGTACTCTGTGCAGATGTTTGACAACAATGAAGGTAAAGAAATCATTGATCCGCAACAGGCTAGATTTTTTTATATAAAAAATCCAAATATAATGGTCAATCTTGACCAGGATAATGCTGAAATTAAGATGCATAAAGGGCCAACATCTGTGGAAAATATTGAAAAATCCATACAATCAGTGAGAAATCTTGCCAGAGATAACTTACTTGACTTTGATTTAAGGGAATTTGGCCGTGAAATTAAGCCCAAAAATTACACATATAGGTTAAATACAAATACTATGAAAGACATGACAACAGAAAGTTATTCAACACTAGCTGGTTCTACAAAAACCAGTTCACAAAATTTAGAAAATGCGAAGCTTTTAATCAAGCATAGAAAACCAGTGGACGAAGAAGTACCTGGTTCAAGATCAAGAAACATCAAAGCATTATATATTGAAAATGCTGATGGTGAAAGATTTAAATATCCTTTCATTCATTTAAACGGTGCAAGAGCAATGACAAGACACGTTCAATCAGGTGGTACACCATATGATGAAATTGGTCAAAGCATTGTAGAAATCAGTGAACAGTTAAGCAAGATTAGAGAAGTCACTACTATTGTGAGACGTTCACCAAACATGCAAGAACAAGCATCTTCAATATATGATTCATTGTTAAACAGACAAGCACAGTTGAGAGAAACTATGAAGCGTTTGACAACGTCAACAGGATACAATGAATATGTTGAAAATTTCACAACAAAAGAAAATACAGAAGTATCAACAGAAGCAATTGACAAGTTAAAAGAAAAATTTACTGTGTCAAATATTGATTCAAGAATAATAGAATTATTACCAATGATACATCAAATACATGAAGATGAAATCAATGACACACCAACATTAAGAAACAGAGTTTTACAAAATATTTCAAAAGGTCCGTTTGAACTTACTCCACGAAGAGTAGGTGGTCAAACAGATTACAGTCCAGACAACATTAAAAAGTTTTCAAACAAAGATACTATGATGGCTTATAAATTAAGCGACATGGCGGCAAGAGCCAAAGACGATGAAGTATCAATCTTTTTAGCAAGAATGTCTGACAAATTAACTGGTCAAGACAAAGAAGCACTAACTGGAGAAGATATTAGAGCAATACAATCAGTATTAAAAAATATTAAAGATCCTGAAAGAATGCCAAAACAAGATGCTCCAAAACAGATCACTGGTGAATCTGAATTACCTGAGTTATCACAGATTGATGAAACATTTGATAGAATACTAGGTGTGTTTAGTAACCAACCAATTGTAACACAAAGCAACACAGTAAAGGTTTCAGAAGACATTTCAGCATCAGATATGATGAAGAAATATACACCTGATCAGCGTCAAAAGATCAGTGCCAAAGCAGATGAAATGCTGAACAAAGAAGGCAAATCTAGAAGTGATTATAAATCTTGGGAAGCATATTTAAATGCGGCGGCGAGAATGTTAGGTTATCAAAAAATGGAAGAAGACCAAACAGATGAAGCAAAAGCAAAAGATCATGACAAAGACGGCGATATTGATTCAAATGATTACATGGCGGCACGTGACAAAGCAATTAAAAAAGCAATGGGCAAAGATTCAGTTGAAGAAAATCCAATGTCACCAGAAGACATAGCAAGAATTAAAAAGAATCCACCAGAAGAAATGGGCATGTCAAACAGTGAACTAGCAGGAATGGCCGCAGACGATAGTCATGAATTTGAAGAATACAAAGATGCTGTACATGATGATATCAAAGATCCAACAAGTGTATATGCTGGCAAGTCAACACAAGAAATTGTTGCAATGCTGAGAAAAGAAGCAGACGGCATTGGTTATGCAGATATTTCAGATGGTGATAGACACCCATCAGAGCCAGAATGGTTAAACAAAATTGCTGATGAACTTGAAAAAGGCAAACAAGAAACACAAGACTTATCAAGAATTGTACATCTAGCAGGCATAAAATAATCAATTGACAACTAATTAATTTCCTGTTATAAGTACGATAAAAGTATTTTATAACAAGGAATAACAATGACAACATTAGATACTCAAGGTCTTTTTATATTAGAAGGAAAAGATATAGTTCCTTATAAACTAACACACTCAAAAGCAATTTTAGTTGGTGTTCCGGGTGCATTTACTCCTGGTTGTACAAAAAGACATATTCCAGGGTTTGTAAAAAATCTTGAAACACTCAAAAACAAAGGAATTGAAAAAGTAGTTTTTATGGCAGTTAATGATGCATTTGTTATGGACGAATGGAATAAAACACATGGACATCCAGATATAGACAGCGTGTCTGATCCTTTAGCAGTATTTTCAAAAAAACTAAAAAAAGAAGTTGACTGGGGAGAAACATTTGGTATCAGATGTAATAGATTCGCAGTTTTAGTTGAAAACGGTGAAATTACCAAAGATTTTAAAGATCCTTTTATTGAAGGTGTTTTAGAAGAACTTTCATAAACATTATTAAAATAGCAGTTTATATCAGTCCCGAAAACTGTAATAAATATCATTATAATTAACTTGTAAACTTTTAAAAAGAATGTATAATAAAACTTATGAAACAAAATTATTTTAAATGGGCGTTATTTTTTAGCCAAATTATAGCACACTTGAGCATTATTCCTATGATCATGTACGGCAGTTGGTATCATTGGTTAATAGGATTTTTTGTATATTTTATAACTGGTTGTTTTGGAATGACAATGACATTTCATAGACTACTATCACATAAGAGTTGGAACGCACCTAAATGGTATGAATACTTTGGATCATTGGCAGGTGCTTATGGATTGACTGGTTCCACAATTGGTTGGGTTGCTGTTCACAGAGAACATCATCACTTCACTGATCAAGAACGAGATCCACACTCTCCAGAACATCAAGGATTTTTTAAAGTGCAGTGGTTGAGCATGTTTGAAACACCAAGTCCAAGATATGCCATGCATTTGATCAAAGATCCTTTTCACTCATTTTTACACAGATGGTATTTTTTAATTCATGGTGTGATAGCAGGTGTATGGTTATTGATTGATCCTATGTTGTTGGTTGCGGCATACTTATTTCCAGCAATGATTTTATGGAATGCAGGATCGTTTATCAACACATTGACACACATGTTTGGTTATAGAAATCATGAAACAAATGATAATTCAACCAACATACCTTTGCTTGGTATCTTAATGTGGGGAGAAGGTTGGCACAACAATCATCATGCTGATCCACAAAATCCAAGTTTCAAACACAAATGGTGGGAGGTCGACATAGGTGGTTGGTTTATTAAATTACTTGAAGTTAAACAACCTTTAAACACACACATAAACAAAGGATACATCAAAGAGTAAACACATGAAGTATATTGATTGGGTAACATTGAAAATTGTAGTGATGTTTGTCATCGCAGTTGTGGGTATTCCTGCTTATTTTATTATGGGCGGATCATGGGAACTTGCATTGATTTTTACGTTAGTTGGTCACATCACAAACAACTTGGCACAGATCGCATATCACAGATGGTTGTGTCATGATCAGTTTGAACCAAGTTGGATAGGTAGAAAAATATTATTGGTATCAACTGTAATAAGTGCTGTGGGACCTCCAGGACACAATGTGGTTGCACATCTAAATCATCACAAGTACACAGATTCAGAACTAGACACACACTCGCCTAAACATTTGGGCTGGTGGAAGATGCTGATGGGTAGATATCAAACACCACAAGGCACAATACCAATGAGAAGATTTTTACGTAAAAAAGATGCTGTGTTTACAACCAAACACTATTGGAAACTATACAGTGCGGCAGTAGTACTTCATGCATTGATCAATCCTTGGTTGGTTGTGTGGATGGCATTTAATTTTACTCATGCATGGTTCTTTTTGACTTATCTAAACTATTTTGGCCACAGTGGTAAAACAGCAGAACCAACTACAATTGATTTTACAAGTAATATGATCATGTGGGGTGAAGGATATCATGACAATCATCATGATGATACAAGTAGAGTGGTACTAGGACCATGGGATATTGGTGGAAAATATGTTGTACCTCTTTTAGCAAAAAAAGATTGCAAAACTGAGGCAGTAAATATATAATAGTACTGAGGAAATAGAAATGGAAATTAGAACAAAATATCAATTACCAAGTGTAGCACCAATTCCAGGAATTAAGTTTGATATTGAAAAACTTAGAGAAGAGGTTGTACGTTTAAATAAAGAGTGGGTAAACGTATATCAAGCAAATAGAGGACTTTGTGCAGTGCATGAAGAACTTGCTTCAGACAATTATCACCACTTTGATCAGATTAATTTGACTTATTATCAAGAGTCATTGAATGATGTTTTAGATTTAACAGAATTAAGAAATGAATGTAAAATTACAGCAAACAGCGAGTCACTAGGAAAATCAAAAACAGAAAAATATAGAACAAAAACTCGTAGGTTAGAAGGTCTTCCAGCACCAATGAATGAACACAATTGGCACCATCCTTTGCCAATTTATAAAAATTCATATTTAAAAGAAGCCATTGAAAGTCAGTTTAACGCAACACCAATTAGAGTTAGACTTTCAAGAATACGTTGTGGTAAGTTTTTAACACCACACATTGATTATGGACCAGAGTATGCAGTTAGAGTCATTGTACCAATACAAGGAACAGACAAAGTTTATAACAAAGTATGGCGTAGAGGTGTTGAAGAAACTCATGAAATGCCAGCAAATGGATCAGCATATTTTTTAAATGTTGGATTAAAACATTCAGTTGTGCATGAAGGAACAGAAGACAGAATTGCATTGATGTTTTCTTTGCCAACACAAGAAGACATACAAACACTTGCAACAGTGTAAAGGTATTAAAAATGATAAAAAATATTGCTGAATATATCGATATCCATCCTGACATGGATTTAATTAAATCACTTTTTAAACAAGTCAATGCTGACTATTATAATAGTTTTGGTAAAACACAATGGACGAGTTATTCGTTAGAGGATCGTGCAACAGGTGAAGACACGTATCTTGAAACATTTAAACCGTTGCTTGATGAACACAAAAAAGTTCACCCACATATAAAAAGAAGAGATACAGGTTTTAATTTTAGTGATGATGTAAAAAAAGATTTGTATGCACACGCAGATATTGACTTTCATTTAGAACATCCTAATTATTATAATTTAGTAATACCTGTTTTTGGTAGATCTGTTATAGAATATTTTGAAACCAATAGAGATGAAATATTTTTACCAGAAAAAGATGTTCATGGTCATTGGTATTATTGGGAATTTAAAAATAGAACTGCTATGAATAAAGAAGATTATGAAAATTTTCTACAAGAAAGAAAAATTGGAGAGATTGAAGTCTTTGACAAGTGCATATTATTAGAAACAAATACTATGCATAGAGTTATAGTAACAGAAGCACCAAGATGTGCTTGGGTTACAAGATGGAATAATATTCCTGCTGAGATTGATTATCAAACATTTAAAAAAAAGGTAGAAAGCATATTATGATAAATCCATTTAGAACCACAGAAAATATACTTGAAGTAACTGACGAAAGATTAAAACAGATATCACAACAAATACACAGTGAAGGTTGTGCAGTATTTTATGATCAACAGTTTACTGAAGAACAAATAGTTAAGATGCAAAAAAGATTTGGCGATTGTGAAGCACCTGGCTTGTTTATGAATCCAAAAGATCATCCTGAAATATTTTTAGTGACAGGTAAAAAAGTTGATGGTAAAAAAATTGGTATGTTTGGTGATACAGAATTAGGTTGGCACTCAAACGGTAATTCAAGACATTTAATTGATAAAATTTTAATCAGTTTGTACTGTATCACAGAAGATATTAATACAACTTTAAGTGTTTGTCACACATCCAAACCGTTTTATGATCTATCACAAGATGAACAAGAATATTGGAAAAGTATTAAAATAAGATTAAAGTTTCAAAATAACACTATCTATAATTTAGAAGAAGACGATCCTGAACTTGAGTTTATGAGTAAAAACAAAGGCAGTATCAGAAGTTTAGTTGATAGACATCCTCATACAGGCGACTACTATTTTTATTTTCCATATCACTTTATTGTAAAGGCATGGGAAGGCAAAACACTAATTGATCATGAAAAAATGATTGAAAGACTAAAACCAATTATTTTTAGATCAAAATATCAATATCATCATATTTTCAAAAAAGGTGATTTGCTTTTAATGGATCAGTTTACTAGTTTACATCGTAGAACTCCTGTGCTTGATAACAGTAGATTATTATGGAGATTAGCATCTGATTTCAAAAATGTTTATGAGGAAAAAAATGAACCACAAAGTGCCATGGCCCACAATACATAATCAAACTGAAACTGAAATTGTAGTTCCGTTAAAAGAAGATTATAAATTTGAAAGTATGTCATATTTAGACACACTTGAAGCAAAACCTATTTTTGAAAAACAAGCAGACATAATAATAGAAAAACAGTCAAAAGGTATTGTTGATGTAGGTTGTCGCCATGGACCTATTAATAAAATACTATACGAAAAAGGTTATACTGATTACAATTACATGGGGTTTGATACATCAGTTGAACCTATAGAGATTGCAAAAGAAACTTGGAAATCACATAGCAATATAGAATACAGAAACACAACTTGGAATAATAAAGATAGTATATCAGTTAATTTTGATGTTGATCATGTGGTGTTTAGTGGAGTATTACTTTATGAAAAAAACAAACACATTGATTTATTTGATGAACTTGTTGACTTCTACAAAACAAAATATGCCATTATACAAGAGCCTTATCATGAGCAACGTCACTGGGATGAAAGAATAGTATTAAAAACAATAACAAAAGAAATGAATTTGTACAAAGACAAATATAAAAATTATAAAGAATATTTGTTAGACTGTGAAATATTTGCTGGTAAACGATTGATAGTGGACATTGAAGTATGATAAAAACAATAGCATTGAGTGGCAGTGCATCTCCAGACAGTATGAACTATAAAGGTTTACAACTGTTGAGCAAACACTGTGCATTTGATGTAGACAGTTTGGCAAACTATGATATACCTGTTATCAATTCAAATGCGTCAGATGGTATTGTACCAGAACAGGTAGATAAACTTATCACAAAGTTATATGAGTATGATCAGTTTGTGTTTGCTGTGCCAGAAATGACTACACAAATGGGTGCGGCATTTAAAAACTTTTTAGATTGGTTAGTGGTAAAAGGTTATATGAATGCTAACTTAGGCACACAGTATCCATTTAGCAGAAAAACAACTGTGTTGTTGACATTTACTCCTGCCGCTAAAGAAGGTGGTGATAGACATTTTCCTGCAACAAAAGAAATATTAACAAAACTTGGTGCTAATGTTGTTTATACAAAATGTTTTAATAGTGGTTGGGAAAATGTTGTACCAGGAAATGAAGAATTTTACAAACAAGATGCAGAAATTATACAACGATATTTGTCTTACGATAACAAAACAAGTTCAAAGTGGCAACAGATATACACTGATTGGAAAAATAAATGGAACTTGAAGTAAAAGTATACGACAGCAGTTACAAAGAGCAAATAGAAAAGTTTAGAGAAGAAACTTTCAAAGAAGGCAATCAAAGTCTTGCACATGACAAGTATGATCCAGACAATCCTAACATAGTAACTTGGATGGTGTTTGCTGGCGAACAATTAATATCAATATCAGCAGTAGAACCATCACACTACACAGGTGATGAAGACATAGCGGCCAGAGTTTGTCGTTATCACATATTGAAGCCATGGCGTCATACACACTGTGGACTTATGGTTGCTGATCATCAAATTGCTTGGGCAAGAGAACATGGATATAAAATATTGTACATCACAGTAGATATTAAAAACAGAGCCATTAATGCATTGTATCAACGCAAAAAACAAATGATTGATCCTGCTTTTAAAAAATGGACACAAACAGAGTGGTACACAAATTTAAAACTAGAACCAGACTGTTTGTTTAAAGTTTCTCCTAAATCAGATTACTTGCAATATTTTTACAGTATCAATTTACAAGATTCTAATTACAAATGGCAACCAAAAACAAATGTGGTTTATTATAATCATAATGGACAAAAACTTGACACAACAGAAGTGTTAAGCAAAGGTAAAATATTATGAAGCATATAACAAACAAAGATTTTGGTACAAGTAAAGCAATACATTCTATTATTGATAAAGATATTAAAACAAGTTTAGATAACAAACTTGGTGACTATGTTGACAGTACAGATCAATCTCATGTACCAATAAAAGATAAAAGAAGCAAACGTTGGATAGAGTGTGCTAAAAAAATAAAAAAGTATTTACATCCTTTGATTAATGTCAACAGTTTTGATTTTTGTTATCCTACAAATGGTATACATGAAAGCATTGATCATTTTGCTATCAAAATCAAACAGTATCAAATATTTGAAGGTGAGTATCGTTATCCAACAATATTAAACAAACCAGTCAATGTTGCTACATCTGTTAACAGTTTGTTGCCTGGTGTTCCGTTATACATGAGTAATCCTTTTAGTGCTACAGGAAACTTTGATCCAAGATATGACGAAGTTGGTTCAAGAGATTTGTGTCCAATTTATTTGGATCTTGCATTTGGAGGAACAACTGGAGAAAACAAAATTAAAATGTATGACTGTGTTGAACAAGTGTTTTGGAGTTGTTCAAAAGCATATGGTGTTAATCTGCTCAGAGCAGGTGTACGTTTTTCAAAAAAAGAAGAATTATTACAACGTGAAATTCAAGGTGCTGGATATTTTAATTCCACAATAATAGACGTGTTTGACACAGTGATATCACACAGCACAGTGTTTGAAAAAAAGCAAAAGTATCAAAATTTACAAAAACAAATATGTGAACATTTTGATCTAGTACCCAGTGATAGTTTTTTAGTAGGTACAACTAATGACACTGCATGGGATAGATTTAAAAGAGAAAACGGTATAAACAGGGTGTGTTTAACACCAATATACAAAACTTTACTATAAAGTTGGAAAATTACCTAAATATTCAGGTTGACTTTTTATCAAAAGATAAATATAGTAGTGTTTAATGTTAGAACATTAAAGCACTAACAGGCAAATATAGGCAAACATAGGCAAACATATGCACAAAGGAGACAAAAACTATGGCAACGTTAGCAGAAATTAGAGCCAAATTGGCAGAACAAGAAAAGAAAACATCAGCCAGTACTGGACTCGCATCAGACAACGCAATTTTTCCGTTCTGGAATATAGCAGAAGGCACTACATCAACACTAAGATTCTTACCAGATGGTGATTCAAGTAACACTTTTTTCTGGCAAGAAAGAGCAATGATTAAATTACCTTTTCCAGGAATTAAAGGCGCACAAGACACAAAACCAACAATAGTACAAATACCTTGTATGGAAATGTTTAGTGAACCTTGCCCAATCTTATCTGAAGTAAGAACTTGGTTCAAAGATCCAAGTCTTGAAGATATGGGTAGAAAGTATTGGAAGAAAAGAAGTTACATTTTCCAAGGCTTTGTAGTAAATTCAACACTTGATGAAGATACTATACCTGAAAATCCAATTAGACGTTTTGTAATTAATCCGTCAATTTTTAATATCATTAGATCAGCATTGATGAATCCTGACATGGAAGATCTTCCAACTGATTACGAAGCAGGTAGAGATTTCAAATTAACCAAAACTCAAAAAGGTGGTTATGCAGATTATTCAACTTCTACTTGGTCGTTTAAAGCAAGAAGTCTTTCTGAAACAGAAAGAGGAGCAATTGATAAATTTGGATTGCACAATCTTTCAGATTACATGCCAAAGAAACCTTCAGCAGATGAAGTTGCAATCATGCAAGAACTATTTAAAGCATCTGTAGATGGTGAACTTTACGATCCAGACAGATTCGCACAATACTATAAACCAACCGGTTATAGTGTGGCAGGATCTTCACAAAAATCATCTGTGGCAAGTACAACTACAGCGCCAGCAACGGCATCTGTGGCAAGTACAACTACAGCAACCACAGTTGAAAATGTGGCTCCACAACCAGCAGTGGCACAACCAGTTGCACCAGCAACTGCACCAGCAACTGCACCAGTAACAGAAACAGTTCAAGAAACTCAACCAGCAATGGCTGAGCAAACTGCACCTGCTACTGCTAGTGGATCAGGATCAGCAGATGACATTTTGGCAATGATCAGAGCTAGACAATCAAGCAAATAAATGTTAAAACTATTAGTAGTGCATGTTATTCATGCACTACTTTTTAGCAGAAGGAGTTTATAATGGTAAGACCGTTTGACGTAAGTAAATTTAGAACAAGTTTAACAAAAAACATTCAAGGAATTAGTGTTGGGTTTGAATCAGATCCTAACACTTGGGTTTCAACAGGAAATTATACATTAAATTATTTGATCAGTGGAGATTTTCAAAGAGGTATTCCACTAGGTCGTGTGACCATGTTAGCAGGTGAATCAGGTTCTGGTAAGAGTTTGATTGCATCAGGTAACATTATCAAAAATGCACAGGAGCAAGGAATATTTTGTGTGGCATTAGATTCAGAAAATGCACTACATGAAGATTGGTTACAAGCTCTTGGAGTAGACACATCGCCAGAAAAACTTTTAAGAATTAATGTGGCAATGGTTGATGATGTTGCAAAAATTATTAGTGATTTTATAACAAATTACAGCAAAGAATATGATGGTAAAGAAGAAGCAGATAAACCAAAAATTCTATTTGTAATTGACAGTTTAGGTATGTTGTTGACACCAACTGACAGAGATCAATTTGAAAAAGGTGATATGAAAGGTGACCTTGGTAGAAAAGCCAAATCATTAACAGCATTGATTAGAAACTGTGTTAATAGATTTGGTAGTCATAACATTGGTTTGGTAGCAACCAATCACACATACGCATCACAAGACATGTTTGATCCAGATGACAAAATATCAGGTGGACAAGGATTTGTGTATGCAAGTTCAGTTGTGATTGCTATGAAAAAACTTAAATTAAAAGAAGATGAAGATGGAAATAAAATATCTGACGTTACTGGTATTAGATCAGCAATTAAAGTAATGAAAACTAGATTTAACAAACCTTTTGAATCAGTACAGGTTAAAATTCCATATGAATCTGGAATGGATCCTTACAGTGGTCTTGTTGATTTATTTGAGAAAAAAGGACTACTTGTTAAAGAAGGAAATCGTTTAAAATATGTTGACAAAGCAGGTACAGAACATAAACATTATCGTAAGCAATGGACTGGAGAGTTAATGGATATGGTTATGTCTGAGTTTGAAGAAATATTAAGTGCAAACAGCACAGTTAGTGAAACAACAGGAGATGAATAATGATAACCAATCAAGATATTGCAATGTTAATGGAGTCTTGGGAAAAATTATTACCTTTTATTCCAGCTAAAGACAGAGAAGATGCCGCTATGTCTTTTGTTACTTTACTTGATGATTACAGTATTGATGAACAAAGTATTGTTGAAATCAAACAGGCTGATGAACATTTAGAAAAAGCTCTAAACGAGTATTATCAAGAAGAAGAATCAATTGATGACGATTGGAAAGAAGACGAGGACTGGTAATGGTAAAATGGTATAACACAGTTTCTGCTGATTTTTCAAAGTTGCCTGATTGTATTGATTATTTTGAAAATCAATTAGAAGAAGCTCGTATTGAGTGTGGCATGAAAGGTAACATTGAATTGAATTCATCAAAAATACCAGGAATTGTAGAGCACCGTTTTAATCAGTTACAAGAAATTGAATCAATATTAGAGTTTTTAAACATACAATTGCGAAAAATTAGAAGTATTCATTACAAAAAATATCTTGAAAACTATCAAAGAGCATTAACTAGTAGAGATGTAGAAAAGTATATAGATGGTGAAGATGAAGTAGTGAGCATGAGTCAACTTGTTAATGAGTTTGCTTTGTTAAGAAACAAATACTTGGGTTTAATGAAAGCCATTGACAGTAAACAATTTCAGATTAATAATATTGTAAAACTGAGAGTTGCTGGACTTGATGATGCTGAATTGTTTGCAAAAGGATAGAGATGAAAAAGTTTTTGTTACTAGTTTTAGTTGTTTTTGTAATTTTATTGTTTACTGGAAGTATCAATAAAAATGAAGCACCAGCAAAAATAGTAAAAGAACATGAAATACATCAGATAGAAAGAATTCCAAAAATACAGTTTGGAGAAGTTAAAAACAAAAAAGAATTTATTGATTTTATAGTGTATTGTGTAGATAAAAATGTTTTAGCAAAAGAGGAAAAACATCATATACCAATTGAGATTGTGATAGCACAGGCAATTCATGAGTCTGCTTGGGGTAATTCAAGGTTTTCTAAAGAAGCAAATAATCTATTTGGAATAAGAACATGGAACGAAAACATGCCTCAAATAAAACCAAAAGGTGTAAAAAATACACCATGGGGAATTATCAAGTTCAAAGACAAATGCGGATCTGTTGATTACTATTATCATTTAATTAATCATCATAATGCATATGACGGATTTCGTAAAGTTAGAGATCAAATGGTTGCTAACAACACTGTAGATTCGTTATTTTTAGTGCAATTTTTAAGTTTATACAGCGAATTAGGTAAAGAGTATACAATTAGATTACAAAATTCTATAAAGCAGTTAAGAGAAGAGAATCCATGGCTAAAGCAACATTAATAATCAAAGATGAAGTTAATGTAAAGTTTGAAGGTCTTGACGTTTCAACAAGACGTAAAATTTCTGACAAACTTAAATTTTTTGTGCCATATGCATTTCACTTGCCTGCTTACAAGTTGGGCAGATGGGATGGTAACATACGTTTTTGTGACATTGGTGGAAGAACATATTTGAATTTGCTAGATCAAATTTTGCCAATTATTGAAAACAATGGATATGAAATACAGATACAAGATCATAGACAAAGTTTTGATTTTTCATTTGAAGAAGTTACTGACAGTTTTTTTTCACACATCAATTGGCCTAAAGGTCATACACATGAAGGACAGCCAATTGTATTAAGAGATTATCAAGTTAAAGTTATTAATGATTTTATCAGTAATCCACAAAGTTTACAAGAAATAGCCACTGGTGCTGGTAAAACAATTATCACTGCGGCACTTTCAAAAATTTGTGAAAATTATGGTAGATCAATTGTAGTAGTACCAAACAAATCACTTGTTACACAAACAGAAGAAGATTATAAAAATGTAGGATTAGATGTTGGTGTTTATTTTGGTGAAAGAAAAGAACTAGGACACAAACACACAATTTGCACATGGCAAAGTTTAAATATTTTAAATAAAAATACAAAAAAAGATGAAGCAGAATTTCCTATTGAAGAATTCATAAAAGATGTTAATTGTATTATAGTTGACGAAGTACACATGGCAAAGGCTGATGTATTAAAATCTTTATTAACTGGACCTTTTGCACACATTCCAATTAGATGGGGATTAACAGGCACGGTGCCAAAAGAAGATTATGAAAAAATGAGTTTGATTTGTTCACTAGGTACAGTTATAAGCCAATTATCAGCAAGTGAATTACAAAGCAAAGGTGTACTTGCAAACTGTCATGTGAATGTTATACAAACACAAGATGCTAATTCGTTTAGAACTTATCAGGAAGAACTTGCATATTTGACAACAAATTTAGAAAGATTAAAATTTTTAAGTAACTTGATTGAAGAAATACGTGATGGTGGAAACACTTTGATTTTGATTGACAGAATCAAATCAGGAGAATTACTACAAGAATTAATTCCTGGATCGGTCTTTGTCCAAGGAAAAACAAAAACAGAAGACAGAGAAGAAGAGTATAGCGAAATTGCTACTGAGCAACACAAAGTTTTAATTGCAACTTACGGAATTGCGGCAGTGGGTATCAATATACCAAGAATATTTAATTTGGTTTTACTAGAACCCGGAAAAAGTTTTGTTAGAGTAATACAAAGTATTGGAAGAGGTATTAGAAAAGCCAAAGACAAGGATCATGTACAAATATGGGATATAACTTCAAATTGTAAATTTTCAAAAAGACACTTGACGGCAAGAAAAAAGTTTTACAAAGAGGCAAATTATCCGTATACTATTAATAAGGTGAATATATGAAAATTTTAACAACAGAAAATAAAAGTTATAACTTGAACAAAGTACCAGAACTTGTAGATGATTTGCAATATTGTGTACTTGATACCACAAACAAAAACAATATTGATTTCTTTTTTATTCCATTAATCTTTTTGGAATCATTTAGTGCGCCAAGCATGATATTAGAAATTGGAAAGAAAACAGTACAGATGCCAATTGATTGGAGCATTATGATTATAGAAAGAGAATTAGGTATTTGTGAAATGGTTCCGTTGACTAGTTTAAATGATAGAGGCTTTCATGCATTGGTATCAAATCCGTTAACAGATTACATGATACAATCAGAAGAAATTAAAATCATTAATGTTTTTCAAGATGTCAAATGGTACTTACCAAAACTTAAACATGGACACATATTAGCAGTTCCACTTGATGAAGGAAAAACACCTGCTTGTGTTTATTTTGCAAAAGATATTAATCAAATACCTGATGAAATACAAGTGGGAGATTTTTTATAATGTCAAAAGTCAATCTCAATACAATGTTATACAATATTGATATAGGTAATATGGAATGGTATGACAAGTTATCAGACGAAGAAAAGAAGTCTTTTTCACCATATGTGGCTATGCGTTTTGCATCTAGTGTTAAAGGCATCAGCAGTTTGCAAGAAGAGTATATACAAAATGTAAATGAGTTTTGTAATAAAGACTTTTCGTTGATTCAAAAACATGAAAATGACAGCAAACTGTTTTGGAAACTGTTGGCACTGTGCGGTGTTGGAAAAAAAATGTTTCACCCATGGATCAAAGCACCTAAAGGCAAAGGCAAAAAAACTAAAATGATGGAATTTTTAGATACAGTGTATCCTAATTATAAATCTGATGAAAAAGAAATGTTAAAAAAATTATTATCAAAAAAGGAAATTAAAAAATTAGCCAAAGATGCTGGGCTAACAGACAATGAAATTAAACAATTGGTGTAAGTATGTCATTTGAATGTAAGTTTTGTAAAAAGTCATTTAGTTCTGAAAAAACACTAATTACTCATCTTTGTGAACCAAAAAGACGTTGGAACAATCGTAAAGACAGAAACGTACAATTGGCATTTCGTTGTTATCAGCATTTTTGGAGGATCACATCAACTGCTATGAAAACTGAAAGAACATACGATGATTTTATGGCTAGCAAATATTACACAGCATTTGTAAAGTTTGCTAATTATCTAGTTGATGTGTATGTGGCATCTGTAGAAGATTACATTGAATGGTTACTTAAAAATAGAGTTAAAGTAGATAGGTGGCCAAGTGATGTTGTGTATGAGCAATATATTAAAGAGTTTGCTGTGAGAGAATCTGTGGAACGAGCAGTTGAAAGAACTGTGCTATCAATGAAAGGTTGGGGAGAGTCTAACAGTATGCCGTGGAATGTTTTCTTTGAAAAAGTTTCTAAATCAAGATGTATTCACATGATCAGGTCTGGACAAATATCACCATGGTTGTTGTACAACAGTAAAACTGGAATAAGTTTTTTACAGTCATTAAATCAACAAGAAACATTAATGATTGAAGATTATATTGATCCGGCGGCTTGGGCAAGTAGATTTAAGAAAAGTCAAGATGACGTAAGTTTTGTACATGAAATTGTAAAAAAGGCAAACATATGAAAACTGATGATTTTTTAGAAGATGTAGTTATGGGTTTAGCATTGTCTGAAACTGAAAACAAGTCTTTAAAGAAACAATGGTTACAGTTGAAAGTTTTGGCACAATTAACTGAAAAAGAACTGTTTGCAAAAAATTTAGAAAATATACAAAGTGTTATAGACAATTATAATAATTTAGATACTAGAGTTAAACAACTTGAAATGTATTTGGGTGCATTAAAAAATCAATTTGAAGAATATAGAAGAAACAATGATAAAAGTACAGACTGACATTGATATAGATACAGGCGACAGAGATAAACTTTTAAGTTTATTCAAATACAATGTGGCAAGTATTTGTAATAATAATGAGTTTAAAAAGCACAACACTGGTGTTTATTTCACTGATATTCCTACAAATCCACTTACAGATTTGGCAACAATAGATTATGAAAATGCTGAAGAAAGAGGATATGTTAAGTTTGATATTTTAAATGTTTCATTGTACAAAGATATCAAAGATGAACAGCATTTAGACAGTTTGTTAAATAAGGAGCCATTATGGGATCTACTTGGTCACAAAGAATTCGCAGAAAACTTGTTTCATGTAGGCGAACACAGCCAAATATTACAAAAATTAAAACCCACAACAATAGAACAGTTAGCGGCAGTTCTAGCAATAATAAGACCGTCAAAAAGATATCTTCTTGATTGTGATTGGAATAAAATCATGCAAGAAGTATGGACAAAGCCTACAGACGGTGCATACTATTTTAAAAAGGCACATGCTATTGCGTATGCTCATGCTATTGTGGTACAAATGAATTTAATTTGTGAACAATTACAACAGTAATTTTAACTATTTGTTTTTTTAACTAGCGAAATATTTCTTCTAATTATACGTTTCTTCTGCACATTGTTTAGGCTTGTAGCAGGACCAAACACAATTTCCACATCTTTTGTAGTAAAACTTTTGATGTATTTTTTAAATATTTCAAAATCTCTGTTAAAAAATATGTTAATTGGTATAGTTCGGTTAGATTCCCACCACCATTCTTCGCCAAGTGACAAGAATTTTTGTTTTAATTTTATTGAAGAAATATCATCATACACATAGATTGATGTGACAAACTGATCTTGATTGAGCAGTATGCCGACAAACTCGTCATTTACGTGTTTAACACACGATAAAAAAGGAAACTTTGTTTTTAGTTCTGTGTAATCCATGTTTTTCAATAAATACTTATATGAGTACTTATGACCTTTATATTTTTAATCAAACGCACACACTTACACTGTCTACAGGAGTAAATAGTAATATGCCAATGTACGATAAAAATATAATACTATATCACGGTGTAGATAACAAGATAAATTTTGTCTTTAGAGACAATGACCGTACACCTTATGATATTTCAAATACCACTGTTTATTTTAATATGATTGGAACAGAAAACAAAGAAACAGTAGTAAGCAAAATTATGACCATTACAAGTGCTACTAAAGGTGAAGCACAACTAGATCTTACATCACAAGATGTATATAATATATCTGAAGGTTTATACAACTATTCAATTTATACACAATCATCAACAGATCAAACACAAAAAATTGCTTACACAGACAGAGCAGGTGATTTTCAAGGCACAGCAGAAGTTAGATCAGGTGGATTACCATCACCAAGACCCACACAAACTGTTGACAGTTTTACATTGAGAAATAATTTTTATTACAGCAATTCTATTAGCGGAAGCAGTGAAAGAAATCTTACTGCAAGGAATCACACTGTTGCAATGTACACTACTGGATTCACTGGCAATGTGTTTGTTGAAGGAAATTTAGATGATCAAGCAAGTACAGATGACAATGATTGGTTTCCGTTAGATGTCAAAGGTCAAGGTATAAATGGTATAAGTTTTACAAGTCACACTGGAGTTGATCCTTTCTTTTTTGAGGCTTCAGTGAAATGGATAAGAATAAAATACAATACAACAGCAGGTACTTTAGATAAAGTTTTACTAAGGAACTAATTTTGAAACATAATATCACATATGAGTATGTCAGTGAGGCTGACAAAGTTGCTATATGTTTGTCAGATATTGATTCTGATTCCTCTCTTAAAAATGTTATAAGATATACTAAAACAAATTTTATTAACAAAGGTACATTTTTACAAAATTGCAAAGATATTGCATACAATGAAAATGCAAAAAAAATAATTTACGGTCTTACACAAAATTTTCAAACATTTACTGTTGCAGATGATTTTGATACTAGAGGAAAAGTCATATGGAAACACCTTAATCAAATTGTGTCAGCAAACATCAGGAAACTAAACATTATGATATATCCTGATGGATCTATAACTAACAATGATTTTTACAAAGTGTCTAGAACACAAAATTATTGGGAAGACGCCGAAGCCATAGAAGGAGATTTTGTTTCTTTGACATGGATATTGATGGCAACAAAAGAATGTACTTTAAAAACAAAAGTAAAATTAGACATTCGTCATTGGGAAAAAAGTTATGTTGATGAATTAGATAACATAGTAAAGTATTGTTCTTTAGAATACACACACAGCACAGATGAAGACACGATACTAATAACTGACAGAGTTATTGATGAACAATTTGTAAGTGAATTTAACGGAACAAATAAACCTATCATAATATCAGTAGGATGTTTTTCTACAAATTACACAGAAAAAGATTACATAAAAGAATTAAGTGATAAAAAAATACATGTAGTTCCTTCATATTTTGTAAACATTGGATCAAATATTTTGGCAGAAGGACTGGCTATCCAAACAAGAAGTATACAAGACAGTTTTCAACTAATGCCAATGGTTAAAGAAAAAGCTGTTAAATTTTGGAATGATGCACTTAATTATAGAATAAGTTTCTATGATGTTTGTTGTGAAATTTTAGAAAACCATTATCATAACACACCAAACAGATTTCGTCAAAATGATCAAGGTGTTGGTGTAATGACCTTAAAAGTTTAATTGACATTTTAGTAAAAATGTAGTACTATATAGGTACTATGGATATACAAACAGTAATTTTATCGCATATTAGTTCTAAGTCTAAAAAGACTCCATCAGGCTGGATAGCAGTAAACTGTCCAATGTGTACCACACAAGGTCATGTAAGAAATGATACCAGAATGCGTGGTGGATTTAAAGTTGGTGAAGTAATCAGTTATCATTGTTTCAACTGTAATTTCAAATCATCTTTTACAAAAGGTAGACTAATAAACAAAAGAATGCGAGAACTTATGTTGGCAATTGGTGTACCAGAACAGAAAATCAAAGAGTTACAATTTCAAGCAATCAAAGAACAAAGTAATGATTCACAAACCGGTGGCTTATCAAAATGGACACTAGATTTTAAAGAAATCAAATTGCCAAATGATGCTATGCCAATAGAACAAGTTATAAAGCAATCTAATCCACCAAATGATGCTGTGTTTGTTTACAAATATATAATGGATAGAGGTTTAGACTTTCATAAAAATTTTTATTGGTCTTCGGATCCTTATATGAAAATTAGTCAAAGACTTTTGGTTCCTTTTTATTACAATAGTAAAATTGTTGGTTACACAGGAAGACTTATTAAAGATGTTGAAAATGTACCAAAATATTATTCATCTGTGCAACCAAATTATTTGTATAATGTTGATAAACTGTTTGAAGACAGAGTTTACACAGTGATAGTTGAAGGTGTATTAGATGCACTAGCAATTAATGGAGTATCATCATTGGGTAACAAACTTACACAGGCACAAATTGATTTAATTAACAGTGTTAAATCTCAAGTTATAGTTTGTCCTGATCGTGATAAATCTGGTGGTAATTTAGTAGACATAGCAACAGAAAATAACTGGAAAGTTAGTTATCCAGAATGGGAATCTGGTGTCAAAGACACAGCAGAAGCAGTACAAAAATATGGTAGATTATATACTTTACAAACTATTATTAAATCTGCTACAAATAACAATGCAAAAATTCAAGTTTTAAAAAAAATAGGAGTTAATTAAAAATGAAAATTGATACGTCTGATCAGAGCAAACGCTCACAACCACAATCAAAGATGCCTCCAATGCCCCCTTTACAACCAGGGCAATTGATGTATGAAAATGGAATAATTTATTTCAGTGATCACTTTGATAGCACAACTACAAAACCTGTAATTAATACAATTATTGAAAAAAACCTTTTACCACAAAAAGAAAGACCAAAAGAAATTACACTAGTAATTAATTCACCTGGCGGACAAGTGCATTCAGCATTTGCACTAATTGATACAATAAAAGGATCTGCTATACCTATAAAAACAATAGGATTAGGAATGATTGCTAGTTGTGGTATATTAACTTTTATGTCAGGAACTAAAGGTCGTAGATTCATTACACCTAACACAAGTATTTTATCACATCAATACAGTTGGGGCAGTGCTGGTAAAGAACATGAATTATTTGCAAGAGTAAGAGAATTTGAATTAAGTACAGCACGTATGATGGATCATTACAAAAAGTGTACCGGTTTAAGTGAAAAGAAAATTAGAGAAGTATTACTACCTGCTGAAGATGTTTGGTTAAGTGCCAAAGAAGCAGTCAAATATGGTATTGCAGATAAAATTGTATCAACTTATTGAGGAATTAATGGCAGGAAAAACAAAAGTTAAAAGCCAGATTCTTATAAATGATAATGATGACAGTATTGCGTTTGAAGTAAACAGAAGAAAAAAATGGGCAACTGTTACCTATTATTACACATGGAACAGCACAGAAGAAATTATTGATTGTACACTATTAGAAGCAGATGAAAGATATGAACAAGCTCTAAAAAATGGGTACAAGATAGGTTTTTAATGAAACAGAGTAATTGGTGGAAAATTTTACAGGGAGTGAAAGTATAATGGAAGTAGAACTAATTGATAAAATGGGCAGTGACTTAACTGTAGTAAATGCCGCAAGGGTAAGTTTTGGAAAAAACAAAGAAATGTTTGAAGCATCTGATGAAAAATTAATTTCATTTTTAGCCAAACATAATCATTGGTCACCATTTGCTCATTGCAGTGTACAGTTTAGGATTAAAGCACCAATCTTTGTTGCTAGGCAGTTGGTCAAGCATCAAGTAGGTTTAAGTTGGAATGAGATCAGCAGACGTTATGTTGATTATGAGCCAGAATATTATATTCCTACACTTTTTAGAAAAAGAGCAAAAGATAAAAAACAAGGTAGTAGCAATGAAACAATTGAATATGATATTGCTGATACAATAAAAAATGCCAACACAACATACAATGATATGTTGGACAAAGGTATTGCTCCAGAATTAGCAAGAATGGTACTGCCACAAAACATGATGACCGAATGGTATTGGACAGGTAGTTTATATGCATTTGCTAGGGTTTGTGAATTAAGATGTGCAGAAGACACGCAAGAAGAAACAAGAATTATAGCAAATTCAATTGATGTGTTTTGTAATGAAGAATTTCCATATAGTTGGAAATACTTGCGAAATAGAGATTAATATAGTATAGTAATAATATGGCAACAGTATACACAGACGATTTACAGAAATTATTTTTAGAATTTATGGTCACAGATCCTGAATTATTTGTCAGGGTGCGTAATATTATTCAACCTGAATACTTTAGTAAAAAATATGTTGAAACAACAGCAATGTTTGTTGAGTACACTGAAAAGTATAAATCATTACCCACAGTAGATCAAGTCAAAGCAAAATGTGAAATTGATTTAAAACTGGTACCAGACATTGATGAATCACAGAAAGATTGGTTCTTAGATGAGTTTGAAACTTTTTGTAGACACAAAGCACTTGAAAAAGCCATTATTGAAAGTGCTGACATGTTAGAAAAAGGAGACTACGGTCCAGTTGAAGAAAAAATTAAAAATGCAGTCAGAGTTGGATTGACAAAAGATCTTGGAACAGATTATTTTGAAAATCCCAAAGCAAGATTATTATCTTTGAAAGATAACAATGGTACAATTAGTACAGGCTGGAAAGCATTAGATAAAAAATTGTATGGTGGATTTAACAAAGGTGAATTAAACATCTTTGCAGGATCATCTGGTGCTGGTAAAAGTTTGTTTTTACAGAATTTAGCACTCAACTGGATATCACAAAAAATGAATGTGTTGTATTTTACATTTGAGTTGAGTGAAGAATTAAGTTCAATGAGAATTGATTCTATGACAACAGAAGTACCAAGCAATGAAATTTTTAAAAAGATTGATGATGTTGATTTAGAAGTCAGAATGCAGAGCAAAAAATCTGGTAAGTTTCAACTGAAATATATGAGCAGTGGGTCAAGCACTAATGATTTGAGATCATATTTGAAAGAATATCAAATACAAAAAGGAGTAGCACCCGATGTTGTATTAATTGACTATTTAGATCTTATGATGCCAATTAGTAAAAAGATATCACCAGCAGACATGTTTTTAAAAGATAAATTTGTATCAGAAGAGTTACGTAATTTTGCAGTTGAAAATCAGTTTGTTTTGGTTACTGCATCGCAACTTAACAGAGGTGCTATTGAAGAAGTAGAATTTGACCAAAGTCATATTGCAGGAGGTATTAGTAAAATTAATACTGCTGACAATGTTATTGGTATTTTTACAAGTAGAGCAATGCGTGAGCGTGGAAGGTATCAAATTCAATTGATGAAAACTAGAAGTTCAGGCGGTATAGGATCAAAAATTGATTTAGGATTTGATATTGATACATTAAGAATTACAGATTTAGATGAAGATGCTGAAGTAAATCAAGCGGCAATAACAACAGCAGATGCTTTAACGTCAGCAATTAAGAAAAGAACTTCAACAGTGTCAACTAACAAAACTGAAAATGTTGTTGTGGCAGAACGTACAGAAAATGCAAAAAATTTAAGAGATTTATTGAAATCACAAAGTGAATTATTCAGCGACGAATAACATCATAAAATGATTGTAAATTGATAATAAATAATTGTATGATGAAAAAAAATACACGTTCTATACTGGAAGAAATTAGTAGAGTAGTACCACATGCGGATGTACATAATTTACTTGAATCAAGAGCCAGTCATGTGATATCTTCAGCAATAAATTTAACAAAAATGATATATGAATCGTATGATGAATCCACAGCAGATGATTTAGTAAAAAGATTAATAAACAGTATTAAAGCACAAGATCCAAGAAAATTTGAACGTGGTATTAAGAAAATAATTGAATCAGATGAAAGCAAATGAACTTAATTTATCAGAAGACACTAATCTTCATCTTACACATCTTGAAGATCTTGCTTTGTTCCAAGGAAAGCAAGGTGCTGAAAAAGCCATTGCATTTTTAAAAAATTTAGCCGATCTAGCCAAAACGTCAAGCCCAAAAAAATATAATGTCACACTCAAATGGGATGGATCACCAGCAGTGTTTTGTGGTACAGATCCTAGCGATGGTAAATTTTTTGTAGGTACAAAAGCAGTTTTTAACAAAGGTGCTAAACTTAACAAAAGCATCAAAGACATTGATATCAATCATCCAGATGCCAAAGAACCTGGTGATAAAGCAGATTTACGATTAAAATTAAAAAAAGCATTTATTGGATTATCAAAGTTAGGCATTGAAAATGTATTACAAGGTGATTTGCTTTTTACATCTGACAGTTTAAAGACTATACAGCACAAAGGACAATCGTATGTTGCATTTAAACCTAACACAATAACTTATGCAGTGCCTAGTAATTCAAACCTAGCACAAGAAATTCAACAAGCAGATGTTGGTATTGTGTTTCATACATCATATTCGGGTAGTTCATTAGAAACAATGAGTGCAAGTTTTGAAGTTGATTTATCTGCATTGACAAGAACAAAAGAAGTATGGTTCGATGATGCTTACATCAAAGATTTTACTGGCATAGTGAATTTAACTACAGGTGAATATCAATCAATTTCAAATGCAATTAATGATGCTGAAAAATATATACAACAATCACAGAATATATTTTCATTTTTAGATGCTTCTGAATTAGGAAAAAAATTAAAAGAATATATTCATGCAAATCACAACAACATGGTAAGAGCAGGAACAATAGAACAAGATCCTGCTAAATTTTTTGATGGATTTGCAAAAGATTATGAACAACGTATTGAAAAAGAAATTGCCAAATTAAAAACTGGTAGAGAAGGTCCTGCAGGACAAAGAAAATTGTTAGCATTAGAAAACTGGAAAAAAGTTTATTACAGTAACAAAGCAAACATTGAGGCATGGTACAGTTTGTGGTTAAAACTGTCAAGTATAAAAAATACATTGTACCAAAAACTAAGAAACATCAAATCAATTGATGCATTTGATCAAGAAGGCGACACATATAAAGTTAGAGATCAAGAAGGTTTTGTTGCAGTTGATCACATTGGTAATGCTGTGAAGGTTGTAGACAGATTAGATTTTTCAAGAAAAAATTTTGCAAAAGAAAATTTACAGTTGGTTAATGATTTAACTGAAAGCAGAGCTTTTAGATCCCGACAAGATGTTGGTAATTACACAGCCAAAGAAGTTGGAGAAATAATTTATGTTTATTGTCTAGCACTGACAACATTAAAAAATGAATTTAAATATAAAAAAATAGCCAGAGAATATGCAACAAGAACTATGAGTTATGGTGATTTTGATTATTTTAGAACAAATGGCACAGATTTATATTTGCTGATTCACAGTTTAATTGGATCAGGAAGTATTATACAATTCAAAAACAAAAGTGCAAGTGACTCATATGTTGAAAGATTATCTAACAACAAGTTTTTTCTTTTAGACTTTTTAAATTATCTTGAAATGACAGAAGTAGATAATTCATTAGCAAACAGATTGCTTTTGAAATTAGAAAAGCAGTTTAACGTGTCATCAGCACAGTCTAAAAAAATTAGAAGAGAATTATCAATGTACGATTTTCTCAAAATAAAAGACAAAGCAAATATTGTCAATTTAGTATTACATCAAATCAGAAATTATGTACCAAGAAGTGAGCTTTACAGACCTTTACAAGATATGTTTAGAGAAAGACGTTTAGTTAATGAACCTCGTAAACAGTTAAAATTAAGAAAAAGTGTGGCACCCGGTGCAGTTTAATGTATACCTATAATCAGAACAAACAAACATATATCAAAATAGCAGAAACTTTAGAAATTTACAAGTTGTCTACTAAAATTCCATTGTCATACAACAATGACAAAACAGACCAGTTGTCTGAAAAAGATTTTGATCATATCAAGCAGTTGATTTCTATATATGGTAAAATACTTTTTTTTACAAAGCCTGCATTCAAAGACAGTTTATATTCATTTAAATTTGGTGTTGAACAAGAAAATTTGTTCAAACAAGGCGATAATCCAGTGGGTGTGCTACAGCAAAGATTAGACAAAATCATCCTTTTTAATGATACTATAAATACATTGGGTAATAATATAAATACATATATTACAAAGGAGCATTGAAAATGGAAAACAACCCAGCACCCAAATCTGAACCAAAATCTCAGTTAACCAAAGATATTGAATCAGAAAGTTTAGAATTTCATGTGGCAATTTCACGTGAAAGACATGATGAAATCAGTGCAAGGTTTGATAGAGTTGATGCTCGTATGGAAAAAATAGAATTAAACATGGAGAAAGGGTTTTCTAAAATAGAAAAAATAATTATGTGGTCAGTTGGAACTATGTTCTTTACTATGATTTCTATATATGTTTCTACTTTGATAGTCCCTTTATTACAATAGTATGCTGATTGCTGAAATAGGTACACCTCAAATATATGGAAAATACAAATCCAGTATCAAACGAAGATTTCGTTGCCAAGCAGGTCCTCGTAAAGGAAGAATTGTAGCAGATCCTTCAACTTGTACAGCACCAATCAATCTAAGAAAACGACAGCAGTTCAAAGCAACTAGAAGAAAATTATCTACAATACAAGGTAAAAGATCTACCTATACAAAAAAATACAATCCAACATCTAAAGTTGTTAAAAACTTAAATAGACAGATTAAAAGAAGTAAACCCACTTTCAAAAAATCCGGAAAAAAGTAGTGCAAACAGTTGAAGAAATTCATCTAGATGTAACTAGTCATTGCAATGCCAAATGCCCTGGATGTGCTAGAAATAATAATGGTGGTGAAACAGTATCTTGGTTAAAATTACATCACTTGGATTTAAAATTTTGGGATAATTTTTTAACTGATATTAAAAACAAGTTTCAAATTAAAAAAATATTATTCAATGGTAACTATGGTGAACCAATTATGCATCCTAACCTTATTGACATCATTAAAATTTTTAAAAAAAATTATCCTGAATCAGTAATTCGAATATCAACAAACGGAAGTTCTCGTAGTTCAGAATGGTGGCAAGAGTTAGCTTCTGTTTTAAATGACAGTGATTTTTTTCATAATGTACAGTTTGCTGTAGATGGGTTAGAAGATACTCATTCAATATATAGACGCAATACTGACTTTAATAAAGTAATTAAAAATATGAAAACTTTTATTGAAGCAGGGGGTATAGCACAAATGTTTACTATATTATTTGCTCATAATCAGCATCAGATTAATGAACTTATTGATATGGCACGCTCATTGGGATGTGCTGGTATTTTACTTAGACCTAGTCGGTATGGCCAAACGGAAGTTAATGCAAAAGATCAAAATTTTACAATTTATGCTGAAAAAAATAGAAAAATACCAGAAAATGCTGAGTGGTTTGCACCTCCAACTCCAGATGCCGTACTGCCTGGTCCGGTAAGCGATAAAATTATATGGTTTGATGATAATAATAGTTATATAAAAGCTTCTCAAAAAAAATTTATTACAAATTCTATTAATAAATCTAAATGTCCTTGGTTAAAAAGATCTATAATACAAATGGATTGCTGGGGTAATATTTGGCCATGTTGTCATATTGCTGAAACTGAAACTCGTAATGGGCACCCTGATATTGATAAATCAATTACAAGAATAAATAGTTTATATAAACGGTCTTTGGATAATATAATGACAGATCCTTGGTTTACAAAGACTTTACCTGAATCATTAGATTCAAACCCATGGGATATCTGTCAAAAAAGGTGTGGAATAGTATAATGCTTATATCAGACATATTTAACAGCAATATTGATGAAGCAAAAATGATTTATGGCCGTAAAGGCAAACAAGTGGTCAAAAAGTATCGTTGTACTTTTGGACGTAAAAAAGGAAGAATCGTGTCAAATCCGGGTGTGTGCAGTGCACCATTGGATATCAAAAAACGTATGACAATGAAAAAAATGAAGGCACGACTTGGTTCAAGATTAGTTAGAAAAATTAAGTTTACTAAAAGATTTAATCCAGCATCTAAGCGAGTAGCGTCAATGAACAAGTCGCTGAGACGAAGATAATACTTGATCTTTTTGTAAAATTTTGTTATATTAGTGTATATAAAAAGGAAAACACATGACAAAAAAACAAACATCTTATCCAGAATATAGAACCATAAATGAAGCATATGAGCATTTTAGACTTGTGAGAATTTTGTTCAAATACTCGGGTGTACCAAGTGATTATTTAGAACACATGAGAAATCAAGTTGATAAATTTACTACAAAACTAGCAGGTACTTCAAGTAAAAAAGTCAAAGAAATGAAAGATATTTTGTCTGTGTTTAAAAAATCTTTTATAAAAAAAGTAGTAAAAAAAGGAACAGAGGATAAAGATTTCAGTTTAGCACTGTACACTACAAAAACCAATGATGGTGTGCAAATTGGAGAATATTTTGTTAAAATTTATAAAACAGATAAATCTGCAAGAAAACTATACAGTGTACATGACAAACACAACAGACCTTTAGTCAAAGATTTACTATTGTATGAAGTTGCTTTTATGCTGGTACACAGTTTTCATAATGATTATGATTTTGGCAATCAGCCAGTTGAAGAAATATTGGAACAACATGCTGAGTATAAAAAGATTGTGTTCAACTATGATACACAAAAAAATAAACTAGATGCTACAAGCCCAGAAGATTCTGAGTACAACTACTACAAAAACATGGTAATGGGGCTTAAAAGAAGCTTAAATCAGGTTTATAGGGGTATTAACAGCAAATACTCGCGTTTAATTAAAGCAAAAGAGACTAAATAAAAGTATGAAACTAAATGATTTAACATCCAAGTATGAAACACGTATTGCAAGAGTAAATCGTTGGCTTGAAGAAACTTACGGTTTTAAGGTTTATGACAAAGTAGGGCTAGAAGAACTGTACAGAGTCAAAACAGACCTTGATGCACAGCGTGAAAGTTTAAAATTATCTTTGCCTTTCAACTCATATCATCAAAATCCAGAGTATGCAAAAAACATATTGCTTTCAGAAGCAGTGGTTTTAATGATTGGTCAAATTGATGATTCTGCAATTGAAGGAATGAAAGCAGATCATACACACAGTTGTGGTTGTGATCACAATGAATCATGTGATTGCCCTAGTGATTGTGAGTGTGGTTGCAATGCTGATCAACCAGCAGTAACTTTGAAACCTTCTGAAGCAGTTGAATCAAAGCAAGAAGTTGTCAAAGAACAAGATGAGCTAGAACAAGCAGAAGTTATTTTAGCATCAAAACAGTTAGTTGATGAGATGCAACAGATCATTGAGAAACTTGGTAAAATGCAAAATGATGAATTAGGTGCAATAGTTGATCAAATGACATATCAAAAAGGCGCCGACACAGCAGTTGCATTCAATGATGCAGTTTCATCATCTTTAGAAAATTTATTATCACTTGCAAGAGAAACAAAAGAACAAATGAACAACGAAGTTTTAAAACTGCAAGGTGAAATGCCAGCATCAGATATGGCATCAGCAGATGACTCAATAGATGACCAAATGGATGACCAAGATGACGAAGAATTAGATTTACCAGCAGACAGTGATTTATCAACTGATGGTGATGAAGCGTCAGCAGGTCCTGAAGAAGAACCATTAGGCAGAGCTAAAAAGTCGTAATGCAATGCGTTTGTCTGAACTACAATCAGTAAAAGAAAACTATTTTACAAAAATCAAAACAGATGCAAAGAATCTTTTGATGTCTTTGATTGCACAAAAGAAAGACACAATTGATACTAATGAATTTATTAATGAATTATCAAGCATGGGACACAATGTAACTGTTGGTTCTTTACAAGATTTATTAAAAGATTCAAATCTTATACAAAGTGTTAATGACAAAGAAATAAAAATCAACAAAGACGTAAATTTAACAACGTACAGCGATGATGGTAAAATGGACAATGAAAAAGTAGTTGACAAACTGGCAAGTAAATCCATTGCTAAATCATTAAAATAGTGAATTTATTTTTAAATTTAATTCTTGCATTTCTCAGCGAAAAAGTTTAATATTAACTATTGGAAACAAAATGTCATTATTAGTAAAAAAATTTGATTATCACAATTTGAAAAGAACTACCATAGAAGGTAAGCGTCACTATCTAGACAACAACGGAAAACCTGTCCCGTCAGTTACAACGGTGTTGTCACATTTAAAAGATATGACTGGTTTAAACAAATGGAAAAAAAGAGTTGGTAATCAAGAAGCTCAACGTATTGTCACAGAATCTGCTAATATAGGAACAATTACACACAAACATTTAGAATGTTTTATTGAAGGTGTTGATCGTCCAAAAGGCAGTAATTTGATTTATCAACAGGCCAAACAATTGAGTGATATCATTATTGAAAATGGTATGACCAGTGTTGATGAAGTATGGGCGATTGAGCAGAGTTTGTGCTTTCCTGGATTGTATGCCGGAACGGCTGACATGATTTGCACATATAAAGGTGAGCCTGTAATTGGTGATTTTAAAACATCAAGACAGGTCAAAAAGCGAGAATGGGTTGAGGATTATTTTATGCAATGCGCCGCTTATGCCCTTGCTCACAACGAAATATATAACACAGATATAAGTGCTGGGTTAATTTTTATAGTATCACATTCAGGAGAATACCAAGAATTTACAGTCAAAGGCGAAGAATTTAAAAAATACACAGATATGTGGCTTGATAAAGTAGAACAATACTACAAAACAAACTAAATAACAGTATAGTTTAGGACAATAATATGACAACGACTTATGTAAGATTAAAAAACCGTAGAGGAAACAGGGAAAACTTGCCACAGCCTCTTGCAGAAGGTGAAATAGGTTTAGCAACAGATACACGAGAACTATATATTGGTACTGGTTCACAAGATTCAAAGAACCGTATGGTACAAATAGATAGTTTTTTAAATGCTGAACTACAATCACAGTCTTTGATTGATAATAGATTAGTAATGTTTAAACTAGCAGAAACTCAAAGTTTTCAAGGTAATGGCACAGATGCATCATCAACAGTTTTAAACGGTGGTACAGCATTAACATTACCGTCAACTAAATCTACACCAGTTGATGCAGATGACATTGTAGTTACAAAGTTTGATATTAACAATGTGCCAACTTTTATAGAAAGTTCACAGTACACAGTGTCTGTAGCAGGAAATGATCTCACAGTAACTTTTGTTGCTTCAGCAATACCGGAACAAAATTCTACAATTGTTGTATCAAAATGGACATCAAACGAAATCGTAGCAAAAGTCAAAAACCAATTTCCAAATCTAGTAACTGATCAGTCTTTATCAACAAATCAACTTTACATTGATTTAACAACAGGAACAGGATTTATTGATATTGGATCATCAGGTTATACACAGTCTCAAATTGAAACATCTTTATTAACAACATCAGGTGCAAGTGGCAGTGCTGATTATATTGACTGTTTTTCAAACACTGGTACAAACACCACATTAGATATCAGAGGTGCAATTACACAGTTAGGTTATGCAGTAGGTTCTCTTTTTGTACCTGGCACATTGTTAATTGAAACTGATTCTCCTACGCAGGCATTAACATTGTCAACGTTTCTTAACATTGCACTTGGTACTTCACAAACATCTGTTGCAAGTAATATAAAAATTTTTACACAAGATTCTAAGCCATCATTAACAAGTAATCAATACATTGCAACAAATGGTTTAATTAGAAAAACTTTAACTGCTAACACATCAGCAACTGTTACAAATTTTAATGGTCAAACAGAAAACACTGTTATCATTGATTACTCATTAAAAATAGGCACTGCATATGCAGTAGGAACTATTAAAATAATATCTGACCATCCAGATAGCACAAATATTGAGTACATGGACGACAGGATTGAAACAAATGATACATCAGCAGTTGTATTTTCCACTCCAACTGTGTCAGGAACAACCATTGCATTAAACTACACAAACAGCAATCTAACTACAGATGCATCAATGTCGTATGTATTAAAACGTTGGTTAACTTCTTAACAAAAAAATTAAATATCATTGCAAAGATATCTTGACAAACCACTGGTTGATATCATAAAATATTAAAAAATTAAGGTAAATACATTGTTGACTAATGTTTTTGGAGAAAAAATGAATAAGAACACAGAACTATACATCATCAAAAGAGACGGCACAAAAGAAATACTAAACATAAACAAAGTTCACAAAATGACTGAAGCGGCTTGTGAAGGTTTGAATGGTGTTAGTTCATCTGAGGTTGAAATGAATTCGGGACTACAATTTACCGACAGCATGACCACAAATGAAATACAAGAAATTTTAATTAAGTCAGCAAATGATTTAATCAGTTTAGAGTCACCAAACTATCAATATGTTGCGGCAAGACTTTTACTTTTCAGTTTACAGAAACATGTGTTTGGTAAATTTACACCATCTGATGCACACACTCCTTTGAGATTTGTTGTTGCTAGAAACATTGAAAGAGGTGTATATGACAGAGCTATTTTAGAAAAATATAGTGATGACGAATGGGCCAAATTAGACTCATATATGAGACATGATAGAGATTGGAATTTTACATACGCAGGTCTAAGGCAAGTAGTTGACAAATATCTTGTACAAGATCGTAGCAGTGGATCAATTTTTGAAACACCACAATACATGTACATGATGATTTCAGCAACACTGTTTGCAGATTATCCTAGAGATACTAGAATGAAATATATCAAAAAATATTATAATGCAGTATCTCAGTTTAAAATTAATATTCCTACACCTGTAATGGCAGGTGTGCGTACACCAATGAAACAATTTGCAAGTTGTGTTCTTGTTGATGTTAACGATTCGCTACCATCAATCTTTTCAAGTGATATGGCCATTGGTAGATATATTGCACAAAGAGCCGGCATTGGAATCAATGCAAGTAGAATTAGAGGTATCAATTCAAAAATACGTGGTGGTGAAGTTGCACACACAGGTGTGATTCCTTTTCTTAAGAAATTTGAATCAACTGTAAGATGTTGTACACAAAACGGAGTACGTGGTGGTAGTGCCACAGTTCATTTCCCTATTTGGCATCAAGAAATCAAAGACATTCTTGTATTAAAAAACAACAAAGGCACAGAAGACAACAGAGTACGTAAACTTGATTATTCAATTCAGATATCAAAATTATTTTATGAAAGATTTTTAAACAATGAAGATATAACTTTGTTTTCACCACATGATGTTCCTGGTTTATATGAAGCATTTGGAACAGATCAATTTGATGACATGTACGAAAAAGCAGAAAGAAAAACAAGCATAAAGAAAACAAAAATATCATCACAAGAACTGTTTGGAGAACTTTTAAAAGAAAGAGCAGAAACAGGTCGTATTTACATTATGAATATTGACCATGCTAACTCACACAGTTCGTTTTTAGATAAAGTTAGTATGTCTAATCTGTGTCAGGAAATTACATTGCCCACAACACCAATAGAACACATTGACGGAGATGGTGAAATTGCATTGTGTATTTTATCAGCAATCAACGTAGGACAATTAAGAGATCTTGATGAACTTGAAGAATTATGTGACTTGTCAGTTAGAGCGTTAGATGAAATTATTGATTATCAAAAGTATCCTGTAAAAGCGGCTGAGATCAGCACAAAAGCACGTAGAAGTTTAGGTATTGGATATATTGGTCTTGCACATTATTTGGCAAAACATCAAGTAAACTACAGTGACAAAGGTGCATTAAGAGTTGTACATGAATTAACAGAAGCATTTCAATATTACTTGATTTCTGCATCAGTTGAATTAGCAAAAGAAAAAGGCAAGTGTGAATATTTTGATAGAACAAAATATTCAAAAGGATTGTTACCAATTGATCATTATAAAAAAGAATTAGATGAAGTTTGTAACTCAAAATTAAAACTCAATTGGGAAAAATTGAGAAAAGAAGTTGTTGCTAGTGGTATGCGACATTCAACACTGTCAGCACAAATGCCATCAGAAAGTTCTTCCGTTGTTAGTAATTCAACCAACGGTATTGAACCACCAAGAGCATATTTGAGTATTAAAAAAAGCAAAAAAGGTCCTTTAAAACAGATTGTTCCACAATACAGTCAGTTGAAAAACTTTTACACACTGTTATGGGATATGAAAGGCAACGACGGTTATATCAATGTTGTTGCTGTGATGCAAAAGTTCTTTGATCAAGCAATATCAGGAAACTGGAGTTACAATCCAACACAGTATGAAAACAATGAAATTCCAACCAGTGTGATGTTTAAAGATTTGTTGACAACTTATAAATTAGGTTGGAAAACAAGTTACTATCAAAACACATATGATTTCAAAACTGATCCAGCAGAAGTTGAAGTACCAACAGAAAAAGCGGCTGAAGAATTTAATACTTTTGAAAAAGAAGGACAACAAATACTAGGTAATAACGTAGCAGTAGATGAAGAAAACTGTGAAGCTTGTACAATATAAGTTAAGAGGGAATAATGACAAAGACTGTTTTTAATAGAAACGAAATTGACTTTACTAAAGAACCAATGTTTTTTGGTGCTGACCAAAATCTTCAGAGATATGATATTTTTAAATATCCACAATTAGATAAATTAAATCAAACCATGCTGGGATATTTTTGGAGACCAGAAGAAGTTAGTTTGCAAAAAGATCGTTCTGATTATCAAGATTTTAGACCAGAACAAAAACATATTTTTACATCAAATTTGAAATACCAAACATTACTTGATTCAGTTCAAGGACGTGGTCCAAGTTTGGCTTTTTTACCTTATGTATCAAATCCAGAACTTGAAGGTTGTATTATTACTTGGGACTTTTTTGAAACTATTCATTCACGTTCATACACACATATCATGAAAAATGTTTATTCAAATCCAAGTGAAGTTTTTGATACAATTTTAAATGATGATGAAATTGTAAAAAGAGCAATTAGTGTTACTAAAAACTATGACAAGTTTAACCAACTTGCTGAAGATTATTTTCATAGAGGCAAAGGAGATATAAAAGAAGTCAAACGTCAATTATATCTTGCAATGGTAAACGTAAACATTTTAGAAGGTTTGAGATTTTATGTTTCTTTTGCTTGTACTTTTGCATTTGGTGAATTGAAACTGATGGAAGGTTCTGCTAAAATTATTTCATTAATTGCTAGAGATGAATCTCAGCATTTAGCATTGTCAACACACATTATTAAAAATTGGCAACAAGGTGATGATACTGAAATGTTAAAAGTAATAAAAAATGAAAAAGACACAGTGTATGACATGTTTAAAACATGTGTTGAAGAAGAAAAAGCATGGGCAAACCATCTGTTTAAATCTGGATCTATTATTGGATTAAATGAAACACTGTTACATAGATACGTAGAATTTATTGCAAACAAAAGATTGAAAGCAATAGGATTTGATCCTATTTTTGATCAACCAGTAACTCAAAATCCTTTACCGTGGACACAGCATTGGTTATCAAGTTCAGGATTACAAGTAGCACCACAAGAAACTGAAGTTGAAAGTTATATTGTAGGTGGTGTTAAACAAGACGTAAACAAAGACACATTCAAAGGATTTAAACTATAAAGGAAATTATGTTAAAAGAAAAATTAAAAAAAGATGATGTAATTGTTTTTCGTACAGTAGGTAGTGATGAAGTAATTTGTAAATTAGTTGAAGAATCACAATATAATTTTGTGGTATCAAAACCTCTAGCATTGGCAATGGGACCAAATGGTGCGGGTATGACAGCATATATGTTAATGGCTGATGCTGACGCAGAATTTGTATTTGATAAAAAAGTTATTATTACTGTAGCAAAAGCAAATAAACAAGCCGCTGAAGTTTATACACAAAGCACATCAAAAATAGTACAGCCTCCAAAACAGTCAATTATCACTTAATAAATACTATTATTAAGGTATAAACAAATGACACAACCAGTAACTAGATTAGGCGATATTTGTACAGGGCATGGATGTTGGCCACCAAGAGCAAGTAATGGTGCAAGTCCAAATGTTTTTGCAAATGCTATTCCTGTACACAGACAAACTGATGGTTGGTCAGTACATTGTTGTGGTCCAGCATGTCATGGTAGTACATTACAATCAGGGTCATCTACAGTATTTGCTAACGGATTAGCAGTGGGAAGAATTACAGATCCAGTTGCTTGTGGCAGTTCAGTTAGCACAGGCAGTGACAGTGTTTACGCAGGATAGGAATTAGATATGGTCGGAAAAACAATACCAGGATTACAAACAGACAGTTTAAACTTTCCAACAGATATTACTCCAAACACTATACAAATTTCTGAAGTTCAAAAAAAGTTAATTGCCAGTGGTGCTCTTAATGTTGTAGATCATGTTGACCCATGGGGTAGAGATTGTAAAGCCTATGCTGGATTTAAAAATCCACATGAAAATACTTTAAAAGAAATTGCTCAAATTATTCAACAACAAAAAGTGTTGTTACCAGATGGTTGGGATCATAGTGATATAAATCAACGAGCAGTTGTGTCAGGTGCATTGATTGGACCAGGACAACCTGATAGAAAACTAACTGCAATGGAAATTAATGATATTAATTTTGTTGAAGGTGCTTTGAAAGATTTAACTTGGTTACAGGCCAGACAAAGTGGAATGTGTATAACAGAGTATGCAAACCCAAATGCTCAATGGCTTGTAATGGGCAATGAGGCCATTTATCCAAATTACGGTGTTAGTATTCCAACAACAGCAGGTTCTCCGGGCGGTGTTGCAGTGCCTACAATTGGCACTTATCTGAGTGCATTGAGCAGTATTAATTCATTAGCAACCACACTTGCTAGTGTTCCAGCAGTGTCAAGTGGACCATGTAAATTTATGGAAGACATGCTAGGTGCTTTGTTTAAAGCAGGACAGATACTTGGAGAAATTCTTGGCAAGTTAAAAAGTGCTATAGGTATTTTAGGAATGGCATTGGCAATTATTGGATTAGCAAAATTAATAATTGATCTTATCAAAAACGATTTAGCAAACTTAGGTAGGTTTTTAGAATTATTAAAACAAGCGGCACTGGCTGGATTACTGGCTGGATTGATGCAAGATCCTTGTGCGGCATATTTGATTAATTCTGCAATTGCAACTACACAAACAATTAATAATTTAAAAACAACACTGTAACATGTATAGACCTTTACCAGATGGATTGACAATTAAACAATCAGATTTACAAGGGTTAGGTCTTTTTGCCACAAAAAATTTTGATGCTGATGTTGTACTTGGTATTGTACATATTGAAAATAAAAATTTTCCACATGGATACATTAGAACTGCACTAGGTGCCTTTTATAATCATTCAGACAATCCTAATTGTAAAAATGTAAAAGGGTTTTGGCATCAAATACCAGTGTGTTATTTGACCACAATAAAACCAATCAAAGCAGGTGATGAACTCACAGCAAAATACACACTGTATCTTGACTTTGAATAATCCAACTTGACAAACTCAAAAACCTGTGTTATAAATATTTTGCAATGTTGAAATTGTTGTAATAGGTTGTGCGGACGTCGGGGCAGTACCGACCACCTCCACCATAAGCACTCTATCCCAACCTGACGAGGGTGGATCGCAAGAACTAAACAGAGTGCTTATGATGGGGGTGAACCAGGATCGACGGCGATTAAAAAGGCAATGGAGTTGTTCGGCGGAAGCTCGGTTAACGCAACAAACTTACAAATGCAGATGAAAATCTAGCACTTGCGGCCTAATTTAGGCTAACGGGGTTGGCAACTTGCCTGGCAACAGAAAAGTTGCATTAAAGAAAAGAGTAATATGAGAAAAATTATATCACACAGTTTTCCTAGCAAGTACGAATATAGCATACAAGATTCTGGGATATTAGAATTAGAAAATCGTACAATATATTTCAATGAAGGACAAATGTGGCCTATAGTAGGTACCGATTTAGGATACCTTTCTATAGCCAAGTGTATGTCAACTAGTTTCGTTGAGTTTCTGCGCCTGCAGAATCTGTTGAGTGATCATTTTTTGTTCTCCAACAACAGGCTAGAACATCAATTGTATGATATCAAAAAGAAACTGGTATTCCTGAGAGATCCCAGTCGGCGTTATATATCAGGAATTGCGGAATACATTGGAATGAAATTTGGCTCTGATATTTCCACGATGTCAAAGCAGACGTTGTTACACATAGTACAGGCACTGATTGGCATTACCAATGTAGATGAACACAGTATAGATCAGATACATTTTTTTAAGGGTTATAATTTGAATAAATTTTCAGTTTTCATGATAGACAATAATTTTTCAGAACAGCAGTTGTTTGATTGGATGCGTGACAATGGTGTGAAATTCAGAGAAGATATAAAACTGGGATTACCAAAATTAAATATAACAGAAGACAATGAAATTAAAAAAAAGATATATGATGCGGTCCACTCTGTGTGTTTCAGACATGGATCTCAAATAAAACACAAATGTCAAGGAGATTACCTTCTGATTGACTATTTCAAAACAAACGGACAGGTGGTAAATGCTTAAAAAAATAAAACAATTCTGGAGCAACAGTTATAATTCAAATCCATTGGCTTTTTATATGGAAATGATCAGTGCTGTATTTGTAATTACTGGCAGTGCTATATTGACTTACACAGTACTAGAACCTAGGCCAGATATATTTGTTCCTTTTTATTTTGTGGGCAGTGTGACAGGTTTTGTTGGTGCATATTATAGACAAGCAGTGTGGGTAATGGTATTAACAGCATGGTTTTCTACTATGAATATTATTGCATTGTGGAGATTGTTTGTATGATAAAAGAAAAGATAGCCACTTGGGGAGAAAATCTAGGACTGCTTGAAGGTAT